GACGGCAACCGCCCAGTTAAGATATACTGAAATGTCAGTGAATGCTATCGGGCGGGGCTTTAAGCCGCCTGCTTTTCATGGAAACCACCATGCTTGAATTTGCAGAAGCAGTTCTGAAGGAAATCAGGAAACTCCAGGATCAATCCAAACAGATTGTCCTGAACGGAACCATCACAGACATGGAGCGCTATCGCTTCATGATGGGTCGCCTTGAGGGTTTGAGAATGGTTGAAGACTCCGTGAAAGAGTTGCTCAAAAAAGTAACTGACGATGTCGACGATTTTCTCAAGTGAAAGGAAGACCATGGAAACCGCAATCCCTGAAATCAACATGACCGCCTTAGAGCGTAAGTGGGCCGAGGAGGCAGCCAATAAGCCGCCTGCTCTTGAAGACGCCTACACCGAGCTCGGATTTGACCCCGAGAAGCTCGAACAGTCGGTCATCGACACCATTCCAACACCCTCTGGGTGGCGCATTGCCATCCTCCCCTATCGCGGCGCGGAAAAGACCAAAGGCGGCATCGTCTTGGCCGAGGAAACGCAGCGCAAGACACAGCTTGGCACCACGTGCGGGTACGTTTTGAAAGTGGGGGACCTTGCCTACGCCGACGGAAGTAAATTTCCAAACGGCCCGTGGTGCAAGGCAGGTGACTGGATCATCTTCGGCCGATATGCGGGTGCTCGCATCCCAATCGACGGAGGTGAGATTCGTTTGTTGAATGACGACGAAGTGTTGGCTGTCGTAAACAGTCCTGAAGATATTCTGCACATGTAAAGGAGCAAAAGCATGAATGACGAGCTGCAATTTAAAGTAGGCGAGGACGAGAGTCCGGCCACTGTATCCATTGGGGAGGACGGTGCTGCTGAGGTGCTGGACAAACCGGAAGCGCCTCTTGTAGAACAGACCTCTACTGCCCAAACGAGCAGCGAGCTGGATCAGTACAGCGAGGGCGTCAAAAAACGCATTGACAAGTTGACCGCGCGCCTGCGCGAGACTCAGCGCCGCGAGCAGGCGGCTTTGGAGTACGCCAAGAATGTCCAAGCACGTGCTACGCAGCTTGAGCAGCAGTACATGACGGTGGACAGTGAGCGGCTGGGTGAGGCCAATGGCCGCATTCAGACGCAGGTCGTTGCTCTCAAGCAGATCATCCGCAAGGCCCGTGAAGAAGGCGACATTGATACCGAAACAGAGGCTCAGCAGCGCTTAACAGCGCTGACCCTGGAGCAGAGCCAAATCACTGCCGCCACGCAGCAGCGGGAGCAGCAGCAGCAAGCGTGGAACTACCAGCAAGAGGTCGCTGCACAACAAGCTGCACAACAGCCACAGGCGCAAGTGCAGCAGGAGATTGATCCTCGCGTAGAGGACTGGGCCGAACGCAATCCTTGGTACGGCCGAGATACCGCCATGACTCATGCTGCGTGGGGCATCCACCGTCAACTTATCCAAGTGGAGGGATTTGACCCCGCGAGCAATGAGTATTATGATGAACTAGACAACCGCCTAAAGCAGGCCTTCCCTCAAAAATTGGGAAGCCAGCCTCAAGCGCAAACTAACAGAACCACCCGAAACGTGCAAACGGTGGCACCTGCATCCCGATCATCGGGTATTAACAACGCACGCCGCACTGTCAAACTGACCCCAAGTCAAGTTGCAATTGCCAAAAGATTAGGTGTTCCTCTTGAGGAATACGCTAAATACGTAAAGGATTGAACCATGTCAGACGTTAAATTACCTACCCTCAATCGCACTTCTCGCGGGGCCGAATCCCGGGAGAAAGATGCGCGACGTAAGCCTTGGGCACCTCCTTCACGTCTGGATGCGCCTCCTGCGCCTCCTGGATACAAGCACCGTTGGATTCGAGCTGAAGCCGGTGGTTTTGACGACCGCACGAACATCTCTGGAAAGCTCCGTGAGGGGTATGAGCTGGTTCGTGGGGACGAATACCCCGACTATCACGTCCCAACAGTAGACGATGGCCGACATGCTGGCGTGATCAGCGTGGGAGGTCTTCTTCTAGCCCGTATTCCGGATGAAACAGTTGCAGAGCGCAATGCGTATTACCGCGATCGAGCGAATGACCAACTGCAGGCGGCTGATAACGAACTGATGAAGGCCAATGCTCACAACAGCATGACTATTCAGCGTCCGACTCGCCAGTCCCGCGTATCGTTCGGCGGCTCCACTAAGAGCTGACGAAATTCATCTTTTTAAGGAAATGACAAATGGCTAACATCGACAAAGCCTTCGGTCTGCGTCCTATGGGCAATCTCTCGGCCACTGGTGCTCAAGCTCAGTACGGCTACGAAATTGCTGATAACCAGTCCGGAGCAATTTACCAAGGCGACCTCGTCACCATTTATGATGGCTACTTGGTCAAGTTCGCACCCGCCACCCACACCGCAGCTGTCGGCGTGTTTAACGGCTGCAACTACATTGACCCCACCACAGGCAAACCCACCTGGAAGAACTACTACCCTGGTTCTGTCAACATCACCGCTGGCAAGATCATTGCCGACGTGATCGACGATCCAGCTCAGCTGTTCTTGATCCAGGTTGATGAGTCCGTGGCCCAGACCCAAGTCGGCTTTAACGCTGACGTCGTGGGCACTGGCGGCAGCACCACCACAGGTGTTTCCACCATGGAACTGGACTCGTCCACTATCGCAAAAACTGCTGCACTGAACCTGAAGATTGTTGGTCTGTTCGACGTACCAGGCAACTCTTTTGGCACCAATGCCGTGGTGGTAGTGAAAATCAATGAACACCTGTACGGCAGTGCTGGTGTTGCAGGTCAAGGAGCTTAATCATGGCAATTTCACGCGCACAACTGGTCAAGGAACTTGAGCCAGGTCTCAACGCTCTGTTCGGCCTTGAGTACAAAAACTACGAGAACCAACACACTCAGATTTACACCATCGAATCTTCGGACCGCGCGTTTGAAGAAGAAGTGATGGAATCGGGTTTTGGTGAAGCCCCTGTGAAGACCGAAGGCGCTGGCGTTGCATACGACCAGGCGCAGGAAGTCTACACAGCTCGTTACACCCACGAGACCATCGCCCTGGCGTTCTCGCTGACCGAAGAAGCCGTTGAGGACAACCTCTACGACCGTCTGTCGGCCCGCTACACCAAGGCCCTGGCCCGCTCGATGGCTCAGACCAAGCAGATTAAGGCTGCGGCCGTGCTGAACGGCGCTTTCACCACCTCCATCGGTGGCGACGGCGTTGTTTTGTGCGCGACCAACCACCCCACACTGCAGGGTCCTAACCTGTCCAACACCCTGGCAACAGCCGCTGACTTGTCCGAGACCTCCTTGGAACAAGCTCTGATCGACATCCAAGCGTTCACCGACGAACGCGGTTTGAAGATTGCTGTTCAAGGCTTGAAGTTGATCATCCCCAAAGAGCTGCAGTTCACGGCTGACCGTATCCTCAAGTCCACACTGCGTGTGGGCACTGCGGACAACGACATCAACGCGATCCGCAACATGGGCATGGTCTCTCAAGGCTACACCGTCAACAACTTCCTGACCGATCCAGACGCGTTCTTCATCAAGACCGACGCTCCTAACGGCATGAAGATGTTTGAGCGCGTGTCCTTGAAGACAGGTTTCGAAGGCGACTTTGACACCGGCAACGTCCGTTACAAGGCTCGTGAGCGCTACAGCTTCGGCTTCAGCGACCCACGCGGCATCTTCGGTTCTCCCGGCGCTGCATAAGCGGTTGGAAAAACGAGAAAAAGGGGCCTTGTGCCCCTTTTTCTTTTTCTGCAAATAGGTTATATTGAGCCCATCCCGGGCTTTTCCGGCACATCTGACAGTCCCGGCTGACGACATGCAGACAGATGTGCCTTAACTCGCATGTGAGGAATCATCATGAGCTTGACCACCTTCTCCGGCCCAGTACGTTCGTTGAACGGCTTTGAGGGCGACATGACCGGCGACGTTACCCTTGCCGACTTCGTTAAACTGACCGCTGTCGCTACTGCCGCACTGCCAGCTGCCGCTGCTGGCAACGCCGGTCAAGTCCGTTTGATCAACGACAACGGTGCTGGCAACAACGAATACTGCCTGGTCATCAGCACCGGCTCCGCTTGGGTCACCGCTGTCGGCGCTGCCCTGAGCTAATAGGGAGCTGCTATGAGCTTCAGCAACATCAAGTCGGTACAGAAGACGGCGTCTGCGGCGGCCGTCTCTGGCCGCACACGTCTGCTGGGGGTCTATTTCACAAACACGGCCACCGCTTCTACCCTCGTCCTCAAGGATGGCGGCAGCAGCGGCACGGCCCGTTTGTCCTTACTGACCCCTGCATCTGCCGGTTCTCAAGACCTGATGATTCCAGACATGGGCATCTTGTTTGAAAACGGCATCTACATCACGTTCGGCTCTGCAGAAGTGACCAGCGTGACACTGCTGTTTGAAGGCGGAGCGGCTGCGTAATGGCAACCAAAAAGGGCATGGGCATCAAAACCTCGGTCAAGAGCGGAAACTTCCGCCCGACCAAGGAAGGTGCNNNNCCAGCGTGACACTGCTGTTTGAAGGCGGAGCGGCTGCGTAATGGCAACCAAAAAGGGCATGGGCATCAAAACCTCGGTCAAGAGCGGAAACTTCCGCCCGACCAAGGAAGGTGCCGGCATGACCAAAAAGGGCGTGGAAGCCTATCGCAAGGCAAACCCCGGGAGCAAGCTGAAAACAGCTGTGACCTCGGCCAAGCCTTCTGCGGCAGAGGCCAAGCGCCGTGCATCGTACTGCGCCCGCTCCGAAGGACAGATGAAGCAGTTCCCTGAGGCTGCAAAAGACCCTGACAGCAGGCTTCGCCAGGCTCGTAAACGCTGGAGATGCTAAATGGAGATGATGGTATGGAACGTGGTTTTAACCGCTGTGGTGGGTCTGATGGGCTTCCTTCTTAAAGGAAAGTTCGATGAGCTGTCGCGTCTCAGCATTTTGCTGAACCGCACCCGCGAAGAGGTTGCCAGGGACCACATTACCCGTAAGGAAGTGGATGACCGGGTTGAAAAGCTTGTCACCCACATGGATCAGAGGTTCAACCGAATCGAGCAAAAACTCGATGACATGCAAAAAGGACGGACGACATGAAGGCACCGATGAAAATGGTTAAGAAGGGCGGGAAAATGGTTCCTGCTTTTGCTGCCGACGGCGTTGGCAAGATGAGAAAAGGCGGCGCTGTTGGCATGCACAAGATGCCCGACGGCAAGATGATGAAAGATTCTGACATGGCCGACAAGATGGGTCGTGCCGTGAAGCGTAAAACGGCCGACGTTAAAGGCCGTGCAATGAAAAAAGGAGCTTGATATGGCTGG